CTCTGTACCCTGCAAGTATACAATCGTAATGAGTATTAAATTCGTATTGTATAACGAAAGGATCTCTGCACTCACCCGTAATAGTTGAACATAAATATAAAATTAAAACGTACTTCATTTTCCTATATTATCCTAGCTTATTATTTACTTGCATATCCCATTAAAATGTTTATATAAAGATACATAATAATAATAACAAAGAGGAGGCCAAATGGCAACTATATCAAAATGCGATTCACAAGTGTTCAAAGATTGGGCTGAGAAAATAGCAAATATTTTATTACGGCTACCGAAAACTGACATGAATGGCGAACCATTAGAGTACCAAGACGATGCTTACCAAGAAGTTATGAAGATGTTGCAGCAGTGTTCAATGAACTTTGAAGATATGCCGATATATCCAATTAACGAAACAATTGCTAATAAACTTATACAAGATCAACAAAGAGGTGCCGATGAAAGACCTTATATTTAGTATGATGTTTATTGCATTACTGACAATTATCCCTGCAAAAGTTTTATTGTTTATTTTTGCTGCATTTGGATATTTAATTTTAAATTAACGAGGAGGAAAAGATATGGCTAAACATAATAGTAAAGAAGAACTTATTGTTAGAAAAAAATATAAGTTCGAAAAAAGATATGCCAAAGGCATAAAGTTAGATGTTAGAAACAAGGGTACTTGTTATGTAACTATGAAAACAAATGCAGGTGAATTGACTGTGTATATAGATGCTATGGATGGATTGACTGATCCACCATTAGTTAGTGCATGGATACCTGGTAGAAGAACCAAAGAAATAAATATCAAATAACCAAGGAGTAAAAGATGAGTAAACCAATACACAATAAATTTTTTGAAACTACTGATTACAGTAAATTCAAAAAGACTAGAGGTAACAGACCTGTAGATGAAGCACACGTACAACAACTTAAAAAGTTGATTGAAGAAAAAGATTTATACGATCCAATTCGTGTAAACAAAAACATGGAAGTTGTCGATGGCCAACATACACTAGAGGCTAGAAAACAATTGGATCTAAAAGTTCCATATATTATTATGAACTCTGATGATCCGTTAGATGTGGCTAGACTTAACACAGGTCGTAAAAACTGGTCTATGGAAAATTATTTAGATCAACACTGTGCTAGAAATAAAATGGACTATCGAATTGTTAGAAACAAAATGCAACAATACGGAATTAATGTTGCAGAGATGGTAGTTCTTTTATTAAAACAAACGTCACTGTGGTCAAGAATCAGTAATGATTTTAAAACAGGACGATTTGTAATTCCTGCAGGAGGTATCGAACATACCGATCGAATAGGGTCACAGCTGATGCAACTTAAAAAATATTTCTATGGTATGGAATCTACGAAGAATAAAAGATTCAAACGTTCCATGGTGGTGTCTTATATTGTTGCTGACAAACATCCTAAATTTGATCCTAAAAGATTTAAAACTGCTTGCAAAAGTAAATCTTCATGGTTCTTATCGGGTACGTCTACTGCTGATTATATAGCGATCATTGAGAGAATATATAACGCAGGACTTACACAAAAAAATAAAATAAATTTAGTTGAGTTTTACAAAACTAAAGAATACCAGGATAAATAGGAGAAATAATGGACGTAAACAAATGGAAATCAATTGCTGTTGATATCGAATCATACACAATTATAAGGGCTATGGGAGCAAATGGCCTTAGGAACCCAGGCAACATGATAAAAAAAATGGTTAGTGATTCTATAAAAAAGATAGCTAAGAAAGAAGGTGTTGCTGAACCTAAAATGAAAGAGAATTTATTGACTCAAGGAAAGAAACTCTTGAAGTAATAATAAACATCACAGATGTTGAATTAGGGCCGGGAGACTGGCCCTTTTTTTTACTTGCAATCAAAATCAAAATCATTATTAATTAAAAAGTATTCCTAAGCCTAAATGAAATAAGTGGGGCTTTCAAAACACTTTATTTTCACCGAACAATTGACACTCAAATTAACTTAAATAAAGGATAATTTTGTGGGTAGAGCTATGAAGAAAAGTAGTGAAGAAGCATTGAACCATGCGTTGGACAAGCTAGTGATGGTGTGTCCTAATAAAAAAACGTATGATGAGTTAACGGGTTTAATGTTTCAGTTGTATTGTGGAAATGACTTTGGTTTAGGAAATTTCAGTCTTTCTTTCCTTGATAAGATCGAGGATAGATGGCGATCAGGTAGAAAACTTGCAGCGCAAGCTAAAGGTATCAAGTTGGTCGTTAAAAATGCTTAACCACGGTGTAGATTTTTCCAATCCATATCTTTTCCCACACTGTGGTTATGCAGATGAACGTAAAAAAACCTAAAGGTTTACTTAAAGATTCAATTATATTGTTAGACATCATGACTGGTGAAGACAAGATGTACTATATTCAAAGAATGTGGAACCTTTATTTCAGGGTTTATAAAAATTCTAGCAGATCTAGATCTAAAAAATTATCTAAAACTTTTGTAATGGATAGAAAAAAAGCCTATGACTTGTGCTCCGAGCTTACTAAAATTTTTGGGCATTAAATTGTCTTTAGAGATAATTAAACCTAAAGCATTTGCTGAACAAAGGTTATTTCAAGCTATTCTTGTTCAAGCTTTAGAAGATGCTGTAAACCCATCAGGGTTTAAAAAAGAAACTTATCATAAGCATGATTCGCACAAATGGTTTTTAAGTAATAGTGTAGAATTTCAAGACATTTGTTGGGGTGCTGACATGGATCCAGAGTTTGTTCGAGGTGAGTATTTAAAATTAGTTAATGTTGGAAAAATACATTTTACTAAATTACAGAAGTCCTGGATTAGTTATAGAGATTTATATAAACGATATCGAGCAGCAAGTAGTAAGGAAGAGAGAAGAGTAATTAAAAAATTAATTGTTAAGGAAAATTTAAAAAGATTAAGTGACTAGTCATGGGGGACGAATGTGTTTGACTCCTGGAGGAAAACATAGGGAGCAATACCTCGAAAAACCTCCAGAAGTAATTAACCAATTGTGATTGAACACAGCTAAACTGTACCAGAATAACGGCCACCGGACAAATATAAAATTTCTACTATATAGATTATCTAGAGTGATTGAAAAAGAAAAGTGCTCAGGGGGTAAAAGAGGTGTATCTGGTGTATCTAATGTTCTATTAGTCAATAATAGCAAGGGTTTTAATCAATTTTAGTGGTGTATCTATGGTGTATCTATGGTGTATCTGGGATACACCACTCTTGCGGGAACGCAAACAGTTGGTTATTAGGAACTAGTCATTACTCTGAAATATCTATATAGTAGAAAATTATGGTTAAAAAATTAATTACTGACTTACTTACCACAGGTATTAAAAAAGCTTACAAAGCTTATAGAAAATCAGGAGGTAAAAAAACTTCTGAAATTGTAAAAGAAAGTAAAGTTCCAAGATCGATTGCTAAGAGCGATGTGAAATCTGGTATAAGAAGAGAAATACAAAGTAAAATTCCTATGAAAAGTTTTCATATTAACAGTCCTCATTTGATTAAAAGCAAAAGACGAATGATCATAAGAGACTTAAACAAATTGAAATAATGCCTGGTGGACTAAAAAAGAAATCATTAAGAACTGAATTAGATTTAACTCCAAAACAAAAAATGTTTGTTGAAATCTATGTGCAAGATTGGGGTAACATCACACAAGCTGAAGCACTTAAACGTGCAGGTTATGTTTGCACTAATGAAAAAGATTATGGATCTGTTGCATCTAGAATGTTATCTAGAAAACACAGCCCTCATATAGCTAAATATTTTGATAAATTATTTGAGCGTGAAGTTAAAAAATACGAGAGTGACAACCTAAGACGTTACAAAAGATTAGAAAGAATTGCTAACAGCGCTGAAAAAGAAAAACAGTACGCAGCAGCAATCAACGCAGAATATAGATCCGGCCAATTAGCTGGAGCATATGTAGATCGTAAAGAAGTAACAGTTAGTGGTTTGGAGGGTATGTCACGTGAGCAACTTGAAAAAAAGCTTGAGGAACTATCAAACAAAATCGATGGGCACAACGCCAAAACGATTGTTGTTGAGTCCGAAGACGTTGCAGAAATTGAGCAAGGCTAGTTGGTCTGATTGGTTAGATGTATTTAATCAAGTACATAACTCAACTATTATTGTTTCAGTTGGCACCATTAAAGTTTCCATTGATGAAAAAAGAGTTTATAAAAAAATAAAAGATCACGGCACTGACTTAACTTATGAAAATGAATTTAAGAACAAGCGATGATTAAAAAGAAACGACAACAATCTAAAATACTAAACTTTGATTTTAAAAATCTCGGTAATATAATTGATGATTACCCATTTGTGGAAATAGAGTGGCTTGATATTGAAGGTGATGCTGGTTGGAGTAGCACAAAAGATTTAAGCAAAGAACAATTACCTGTATGTGTATCAAAAGGTTATTTATTAAGTCAAAGCAAAGGTATTACAAGGATATTTAGTGATTACATTAAGTCTAAAGATAAACCAACGTTTGACAATATCGGTGCAACAACTATTATTCCAACTGCAGTTATTAAATCAATTAGGAAAATTAAATTATAATTAACTTACTTAATCATGTCTAACAAAAACGGGGAAACTAGGTTATGGCAAAAGGTTAAGCAAGGACTGACTGATTGCTTTCTAACTCGCATAGAATCTAGCACAATCAATGGTATTCCTGATGTTCACGCAGTCATGGGCAATGAAGTATTCTGGATAGAATTAAAATCAGATTCGTTAAGTTATCCGAAGCTAAATAAGTGGCAGATTGTTTGGATCAATAAATATATAAAGGCAGGAGGCAAAGTTATTATCTTGGATGAGACCCTCTTGCAGAGAACTCTTAAACTGTACAGACCGGTGTCCGTGTTTACTGATGCTCGTTCCCTCGTCCCGTTTGCCTCGTTCTCGTTCCCGTTAGACTGGCCAATGGTCCAGCGCAGGATGCTGCAGGAGCTGGGATCACGGCCTGATGCAGCGTAGCTCTCGTTTCCTGGCCACCGATCTTTTCCCTCTTTGTTAGTGTCGGTGGCCTGGGGACCAGCAGCAGGATCTCGTTTCTCGTTCTCGTTAATGGCAAACCTCGTTCTCGTTTACTGGACAACGGTGAGCCCCGTGCAGCTCAGTCTTCAGGGGGTGCAGACTGGGATCAGGAGAACTTTCGGTTGACAGGTATCCCATGATGTCGTATGGTCAGACAAACAAAGGAGGAAAATATGGCAATAGATTTCGATGCATTAGATCTCGTTCGAGGCGAGAACAAAGCTCGTTCCTACAACAAGAAGATAGATGAGCTCCAGCAGCAGGTAACCAGTCTTCAGGAGCTGGTAGCTGATGTGGTACGAGAACTACCAGAGGAAAAGAAATGGTCGTTCGAAGAAAGATTAAAAAAAATAAAAGAAAGGCCTTGACAGGTCTCCCATCGTATCTTATATATAGCTCGTTAACCAAAGGAGAACTATGAACAAAAGAACACGGACCTTGGCAGCACCAGCTGCTCAGGACTCAATTGATAAGCCTGAAGAAGGAAAAGTATACGCGCTTACCGGGGGCACCGGATCTCGCTGCATCGCTAATGGAAATACATGGAAAGAATCGGAGGTGAAGGATGACGGCCCTGCAGCAGAAGCTGCAGGAGAGTGACTATCGTTGTCGTTTGGCTGTGCCTTCTCTTCATGTTCCCAGGGCTCACCTTAGCGGGCACTGGGATCCTGATGCTCTCGCTCGTTGGTATACTCTGATGCCCACATGTCGTCTCGTTTCTAGAGTTGCATCCCCCTGCGCAGAAGCTACTGCTGGGTACAGGACGGCGCTCGGAAGCTGATGGTGAAGCTCGGTCTCGTTTGAGTGAATGGATAATGTGCTACATAGATTACTATAAAGCTGAGCCCCCTGCTGGGAACTGCTGTGGTAAGAATGGTTGGGTTCTACTTTAGAATGATTCTAAAAGATAATTGTTGCATTAGTATATGGGAGTTGATAAGAGATAGAATAAACTAACAAAGGAGAAAAGTTATGGGACTAGATCAACACGCACACCTTCGAGGTCAAAAAGTAGATTGGGAACAATACTATTCTGATGATGACTACGGAGATAAAGCAAATGTTTTTGTGTGGAGAAAACACGCAAGACTTCAACAGTTCATGGCGAAGAAGTGGGCAGAACAAAACCCTGCTGAAAACATAGAAGGGAGTTTATCTCATCTAGGTTTCAATGGAGATCAACCTGCACCATGCTACTTGACCGAAGAAGTTGTCAAAGAGTTAGCTGAACAGATACAGAAAGATTTTTCTGACTATCATGCTGATGATGGATTTTTTTGGGGTCAACAATTCCAAGAGGATAGTGTCAAGGAGTACAAGGAACAAGATATTAAGTTTCTTAAATTCTGTGAGCAATCTATCAACGAGAAAAAGGTCGTTGAATATTGGTGTAGTTGGTAATGGCTAAACATAAAATTAACGAGGCGACAACTGTCGCCTCGTCTCGTCCTCGTGCTGAGGGTTGGGGCTTAACTGTTACATGGAGATATCCAGACGGCACATGGAACACCGAAACAATAACTGATTTTCCAGAGCATTTAGGTATTACTATAAATGAATGGTTGCAGGATTATGAGAAAGATTAAATGCTAGTTTTACTATTGCTAGACCTAACAAACTTAATTAAAAAAAAGATAAATAAACTATTGCATAAGATTACATGAGATGTATAAAGAGAGGGTATTCATAAGAATATATAACTTAACAAAGAGGTAACAAATGCCACAAGCAATAAAAAAGCTAAAGCAAGACGAGAAAAAAATAGTCTTAGCTTATGCAACACTAAAGCTAAAAGCAAATAGACTATCTAAAGAGTTAGACACAATGAAAGAACACATTGTTAATCTATTTGATCGAACCAACCAAAACTTAATCATTGTTCAAGACGAGCATGGAAATAGTTTTGGATTACAAAAGATTAACAGAGTTAGAAAATCTTTTGACAAAGATAAATTTAAATTAAGTCATTTAGATTTATACAATGCACACCAAAAACAAATAGCTTACTGTGAATATAAAGCTATTGGCGAGGTATCAAATGCCCAATAATGATTTGATAAACATAGCTAATGTATTGAGTGAGAAGTTAAACTCAAATGCACCTACAACACTAGCCGACATGGTGGTGGACAATGGACAGAAAAAACAACTCAACTATGAGATCATGTTTCAGTTGTTAATGGGCGAGTGTGAGAAGCACATACTTGAGAACGTTGGCAACCCAATCGTTGACGAGTTCAAGGACAATATACTCAAGAAGTTTAGTACGCTTGTTCAAGCTATACACAACACAGACTAATTAATACTAACCAATGGCGCGTTATACTACGCGCCATTGCTGTATCTATCTCACACCTAGAAGGCTCATACTCAATCTTAAAATCGTTTTTACTTTTTACCCATCAGGATTTCGCGTTCTAGGGCTAGGTTTTTTGAGGCGAAAGGGTTTACAAAGTAGGTTATATAGATACACTAGGGTCCCAAACGAGATGAAAATTGAAAATTTAACTGAAGAAGAATTAAAAGATATAATTCTAAAAAAACAATTAGAGTGGATCAAGCTCTGCCAGGATAATTTTTTAATTTTTGCAGAGTCTGTTTGGCAAGATTTTATTTATCGTAAAACAAAGGACCCAAAGAAGTTTGGGCACCATCAAATTATTGCTGAAGCATTTCAAGATGTTGCAGATGGTGATGCAAAGAGGCTCGTGATCAATATGCCACCACGTCATACTAAATCTGAATTTGCTTCTTATCTATTCCCCGCTTGGTATGTTGGTAAGTATCCCAAGAAAAAAATTATGCAAGTTTCTCACAATGCTGAACTAGCCTCAAGGTTCGGTAGCAAGGTTCGTAACTTAATGAACACTAGGGAGTATAAAGAAATATTTGGAAATGTTACACTAAGAGAAGACAGTAAAGCAAAAGGCAGGTGGGAAACCAATCATGGTGGTGAATACTTTGCAGCGGGTGTTGGCGGTGCTATTACAGGACGAGGGGCCGATTTGCTTATCATTGATGATCCACATACGGAACAAGATTCCTTGTCGGATACAGCGATGGAACGTGCTTACGAATGGTACAGTTCAGGACCCAGACAACGTTTACAACCCGGTGGCCGTATTCTTGTAGTAATGACTCGTTGGGCTACTGATGATCTTACAGGAAGGTTGGTTAAGGCACAAAAAGAAAATAAAGCAGATCAATGGAAAGTAATTTCTTTTCCTGCAATCATGCCAGATGATAAACCTGTATGGCCTGAGTACTGGAATAAAGAAGATTTAGATTCTGTTAAAGCCTCAATCTCAACTAAAAATTGGAATGCACAATACATGCAGGACCCAACCTCAGAAGAGGGTGCAATTATAAAAAGGGATTGGTGGAATGACTACGATAAAGAAAATTTACCAAAGTTACTACATGTTATACAAAGTTATGATACTGCATTTTCTAAAAAAGAAACTGCAGATTATTCTGCTATTACCACCTGGGGGGTATTTGAACCTATAGAAGGTTATGAGAAAGCAATTATATTATTAGATGCTCAAAAGGGACGTTATGATTTTCCTGATTTAAAAAATGTTGCCTTAGAACAATATCATTATTGGGAACCTGAAACTGTTATTATTGAAGCTAAAGCTAGTGGTACACCACTAATTCATGAACTTAGACGTGCGGGAATACCTGTAGTTGATTATGTTCCAGCTAGAGGACGAGACAAGCATACTAGAATAAATAGCTGTGCACCTGTATTTGAATCTGGTATGGTGTGGGCACCGTTAGATGAACACTGGGCACAGGAAGTAATTGAGGAATGCGCAGCGTTTCCTAATGGACAGTATGATGACTATGTTGATTCTATGACACAAGCTGTGTTAAGATATCGACAAGGTGGATTTGTTTCAACATATTCTGATGATTGGGATGATGATCACATTAAAGTAGAAAAAGAATATAAATATTATTAGGAGTTTCTTATGTCAATGAAAGAAGATAGAGCCAGAGAAGGTAAAAAAGCAAGATACAGAAAAATGGGTTTTGGTCCAGCAATGGATAGAGGTGATATAGATTTCAAAGATAAACATCCACTTACAAAAAAAAGATTAAAAAATTTTAAAAAAAAAGATGACTCTCCTATGTCTGACGAAAGATTTTATCAGCAAAGAAAAGCTCAAATAAATAAAGCAGGTGTATCTACTAAAAAAATGCTAACAGGTGGCCAAGCAAAAGGCAGAGGCATGGGTCTTCAAGATGAAAAAGTTAAAGATGGTAAAGTTCAAAAAGCTGCATTAGGAATGTTAGCCTTAGGAATCATGGGTAAAAAATATTTAGATAAGAAAAAAAGTTCTTCAAGCGCACCCTTAATTGGTGGTGCAGCAGAGATTATGAAAAAGAAAAAAGAAATTCTTGGTAAAAGAATGGGTGGTGTAATGAAATACAAAAGAGGAAGTGGTTTAGATCTTCCTGTTATCAGTTCAGTTAAACCTACGGTTAATAAAACTAAAAGAGCTCAGAATCTTTCTAAGATGAAGATACAGTTTAATAAACAAAAAAGTAGAATGGGTAAAAACCCTAATACTACTACAATGGCAGAGATGAGAAAAGAAAAAGGTTTTAAACCTGGAGAGTCTGCTACTGATTTCAATAAAAGAAGAAAGATGTTAGCGGGTGTTACGAAAGCAGCAAGTGCAACTAAAATTGGTAAAATAGTTTTACCTATCGCTGCTGCGGGAGTCGCTGCACAACAATACTTAAAATCTAAAATGAAAAAAAAAGATGTTAAGAAAAAAATGGGTGGTGGCATGATGATGCAAAGACCTATGGGTTACAAAACAGGTGGAGCAACGGGTAGGGCAGCACTATCACCATCAAAATCAAAAGATGTAGCAGATCTTTCTGGAAAAAGAAGAGATAAGTATAAAGTTTTATCTAAAACAAGAGTTGTAACACCGAGTGGTAAAGTAAAACCAGTTAGAAAAACACCTATTATAAGTAGCTCGAGAACTTCTTCTAGACAATCAGACGGCACTTATAAAATTACAAGATTTAGTGCAAAAGCACATGATCAAAAAAATAGTACAGAGCCTACAAAGTTTAAAGATATAGATTCAAGAGTCTATGGTTTAAGTAAAGGTGGTGGTATGGACACTGGTAGAGTAGGTGAAATGAAAAGCAGAATTGCAGTCGCTGTAGATAGATTAAAAAAAGCTAAGAAATTTTTGGGAAGAGGAAGTGATCCTATCAAAAGAAATATGGGTGGCATGATGATGCAAAGACCTATGGGCTATTCTAAAGGCGTTAGTGTCAAAGCACGTGGTTGCAAACTAGGTAGAAACAAACCTACTAAAATTACATAGGAGGGACAATGTCCCTTAAGGCATTACTTAGAGCTGGTAAGGAATTACTTAAGGCGAAGAAGCCTTCAGCAACACCGACCACCGGACA